CCCCAGGTCTTTCGGCGAAGTTCCAGTGCGCCACAGTTCCCCCATTGCCGAGTACGTTACGCGTACCGTCAAATTGCACAACTCACGTACTATATTTTTGTGTAATATTACGACTTGAAAAATTTAAAAATGTGATATATAATAAATATATCAAATAAAGAAAGGGGCAAGCGAAAGGCTTGCTGATGGTGGTAGATATGAGAGTAAAAGCATTTAGAGTATATGGGAAAGAGGGTCACAGATTTAGAGGGAGTTTCTTTGAAACGCGCAGTCTTTCATTAAGTGGTGTTCCTGCTGTTATAATGGATGTTATAAATTCAGATATAACAGGAACAAATGAATATTCGGTTTTAAAATTTACGTGCATGTTTGGCGAATTGCCAATTCAAGCATTTGAGCATATGGCAGAGGTGCAGGCTTACGATGGCATTTTTGAGTGTTGCACAATCGGAGACATCGTAGAAGTGCCTTTATACGACATAAAAATCCGATGTGGGAGATTCACAACGTTTTTGAATAATTTGACAATCGAGGAAGTTTCAAAAATCCGTAAAACATACAATGAAAAAGGGTTATTCTTCTCGGTTCATAGACATTAAAAATTGTGTAACTTGCACAATGAACAGTACAAAACATTGTGCAAGTTGACTATTGTAAAATCAAAAATACTATGATACAATGGTATCAGAGTTAAGGAAAGAGAGGAAAAACAGCATGAAAGGAAGAGGGTTCACCACTTCAATTATAGCGGAGTGGAATGAGTGGGTATATTCCATTGTTCAAGAGTTGGCAACGGAATTGGGCGGTAGATATTTATTGTTGCATACTTTCGACTCAGAAACGATGGAGGAAAGAATTATAGCAAAACAAAAAGATTATGCTGTCGAGTATTCAATACCCATCACAAGGTACGTTGAAGACTTCAAGAAAAACAAGGACAAAGAAAAAGAAAAAATTATTTCTTTCTTTGTGCAAGCCGTCAAAGGTTTTTAACCGTGGTTCGAATCCACGTGGACGGCTTTACCGTTACTATGTGACGGTTTGCCAGTAACAGAAACAAACAAAAAGGAGGAAAAAACAAACGGCAAGAAAACAAAGAATCACGAGAGACGTGACAAGCACAGAGGTTAAAATAATGTTGTGCGATATTTCAAGCGGTGTTATTCGTTTTGAATACGATACCATCGTGGGAAAGACAACCGAAAAAAAGGCTAAAAAGAAAGCCAAAGAACAGCACGAGAAAGAAAACGTAGTTGTGGTTAAAGTAACACTTACAGAAAAACACGACAAATATTCTATGGATTTAGAAACGTTTGTTAAAAATGCCGAAATTGTAGGCGCAGAAACCGTAAACCCAGCAGAAACAGAAAACGAATAAAAAATGGAGGTAATTTATTATGAAAATCGTAAATGAAAGTAGAGATTTTGACAAAGTGGACAAGTATTTGATGACAGCAGGCAAGGGCGCTGTGTCTATGAAAGATGTTGAGGACGGTACTTCTATCCCTGTAGCTGGATATCTTGAATTTGTTGACGAAAAAGACGACGGAACAGAATCCGAAATTTTGGCTATTATCACAGAATCACGCGGACAGGTGTACAGTACGCAAAGCAAGACTTTCAAGCGCTCATTAATGGAGATTCTTGAAGTTATGGGCGAAGAGCCTTTTGCCATTAAAAAAATTAGTGGTATCACAAAGGCAGGGCGTCCGTATGTAGATTGTGAACTTGACACGGATTCCGTAAAGGCAGAAAAGCCGAAGAAAAAATAAAAATGTTTCACGTGAAACATTTACATAAGGGCGGACATACTCCGCCCTTATAATATTCTCAAAAAAGGGGGGAAACCCATGACAAAAAAAGAAGAGTTGAGAATAGAATATTTTAGACAAAGAAAAAGAATACAAGGAACTAAAAGAAGATACAAAAAACAAGGTTTCGAGGTAGATTTTGAACTTCCAAAAATTCCGAAAAACATAACACGTGCAAGTATAAATAAACTTGAAAGAATTAAGCCGAAACAAATACAAGAAAAATCTATATACGTAGACCCATTGACAGGCGAAGAACTTTCATATTTTCGCGGTAAAAAAGTGATAAAAGAAAGGAAATCAGAGCAAACACAGGCGTACGTTAAAACGGCACAATACGAATACGAAACTTTAAAAGCACGCGACAACTTAAAAGATGAATACATAGTGGCAAAAAAAGAAGAATACTTACAAACGTTTGATTTTAGTGAACACGTAATAGACGCATTTAGGTCTATGATTGCACTTTTTCCAAAAATGGCAGAACCCTATTTGACTAAATGGCTGGATATGGTTATCGAACAATTCGGAAAAGAAGTTGTTGCGGATGGCTTGGCAAAAGCAATCAATGACGGAAATATGTTAACACGAAAAACAGCGTATTCAGAAATAGAATTGGTAAACTACACCGAGCGACTTTTTAAATTTTTTAACGTCGAAAAATTTGAGCGAGAGGAATTTGAAACGGCTTTTGAAGAATCAAAATATTATATTGACTACGATTAAAAAATTGGGTGGGAGAATAAAGGAGGGAAAATAATGAAAAGATTTCATTTTGAAAAAACTTTTGCCGCCGACTTTGAAACTACAGTATACGACGGACAAAAAGATACAGAGGTGTGGAGTTCGGCGCTTGTTGAATTAGGCACAGAAAATGTAATCATACATACAAGTATCGAACAAACATTTTATTTTTTGCAGGCACAAAAGGGGGATATTCTTCTTTGGTATCATAACCTTAAATTTGACGGCTCATTTTGGTTGGATTTTTTATTACGCGATTTAGAAATGGAGCAGGCAATTATAAATGACACCTGGATTGCCGACGAATACATGAAGAATAAAACCTTTAAATATATGATATCAGATAGGGGTCAATGGTACAGTATTACTATTAAAGTTAACGACCATTATATTGTTATACGTGATTCGGTCAAATTATTTCCTTTTTCGTTGGCAGAACTTGGAAAAGCCTTTAAAACGAAACATCAAAAATTGAATATGGAATATAAAGGAATACGCCATAAAAACGGCATTATAAAAGACGACGAAAAAGCCTATATTGAAAATGACGTTTTAGTTTTAAAAGAAGCATTGGAATTTATGTTACAAAATGGGCATGAAAAAAGCACTATTGGGAGCAATTGTTTATCTGAATTTAAAAAAGGATTTGACGCACAAGACTACAAGTTATTTTTTCCACAGTTGGAAGATATTTCCATACCTATTGAATACGGTGCAGAAAATGCAGACAAATATATACGGCATTCCTATCGCGGTGGCTGGTGTTATCTTGTCGAAGAAAAAGCCAATAAACTTTTTGAAAACGGACTAACCGCAGACGTTAACAGCCTATATCCGTCTATGATGTCATCAGAAAGTGGCAACCCCTATCCAATTGGACAGCCTTATTTTTGGCGTGGAAATTTTTTACACGAAAAAACCGAGCAAGACAACACTTATTATTTTGTACGTTTTAAATGTAGATTTGAATTGAAAGAGGGTTATTTGCCTTTCATTCAAATAAAAAATAACCCATTATATGAACCTACTAAAATGTTACGAACTTCAGATTTTTATGACGAAAAAACAGGTACATATTATAGATATTTGAATATTGCAGGAAAAAAAACCGAATGCACCGTGGAATTGACGTTAACTAAAACAGATTTTATTCTATTAAAAGAGCATTATAACGTTTATGATTTAGAAATATTTGACGGCGTATGGTTTTATACAGCTATTGGAATATTTGACGACTACATCAATAAATACAAAAAGCAAAAAATGGAAAGCGTCGGCGCGTTGCGCACACTAGCAAAACTTTTCTTAAATAATTTATACGGGAAAGAAGCCACTAACGACGATTCTTCCTTTAAAGTTGCCTATTTAAATGAATATGAAGAATTGAAGTTTAGGAACGTTGAAGAACACGAAAAGAAGTGTGGTTATATTGCTATCGGATCGGCTATTACGTCTTACGCAAGAGAGTTTACTATTCGTACGGCGCAAAAGAACTACCACGGCTTGAATAAGAGGGGTTTTATTTACGCTGACACGGATAGCATACATTGTGACCTTAAGCCCGAAGAACTTATAAACGTACCAATACATCCAACTGACTTTTGCCATTGGGCACTTGAAAGTACGTGGGATAAAGGGATTTTCGTAAGACAAAAAACCTATCTTGAACATATAACCGAGCAGGACTTGAAGCCATGTGAACCCTATATAAATGTGACTTGTGCTGGAATGCCAAAAAAATGTAAGGATTTATTTATAAAGTCTATAGAGGGTTACGAGCCAAAAATTGAAGATAAACACACGAAAGAAGAATTGCTTTTTTTGGAAACAAAAAGAACAATAGAAGATTTCAAAGTGGGTCTTGAAGTCCCTGGAAAACTCGTACCAAAAAGAATAAAGGGGGGCGTAATCTTATGCGACACAACATATCAAATTCGATAAAATGGATAAAGAAGCAATGTAGACGTGCTACTTGTCTGTTGTGTAAATACAAGCACGAGTGCTTGCAGAATTTAATCGAATAAAATGTTTCACGTGAAACATAAAAAAGAAAGAGGGGCAAACGCCCCTCTATTTATATCTTTACTTTCGGGAATTTGAGAGCGGAAAGCAAACCCGACTAACAATATCAGCAGTATCTTTCAACCGTGCTTTTCTGATTTGTTCAAACAAATAAGGCCGAAAGGGATATACAATTTTAAAATGAAAGCAAATTCATTGTTGCATTTTTGCTTTCCAAATTTGAAAAACGAAAACAACCGTTTTCAAAAAAATACCTAAAATTTTGTAGCATAAATTCGTTGTTTTTTAGCATAACAAAATTGATTCGATGGTCCGCCGTCGTCGCGCTGATTCGAAGCGGAAAACTTTTATCAACACGCGTGTCGACGTATATTATACCATCCTCCATATATTCACGAATAGCATATGAATTTTTTTCAAAAACAAAAGTACAAAGGTATTTTCCTTTACCTTTTGGCTTCTCAATGAAAGCCGTGTTATCGTTTAAGTAGGTATTTTCGCTAGCGTATTTAGCATATTCCGACCCAGCGAAAGCGCGGTTGAAAGCACTTTCATTTTGTGCGCGACTTGCCGAATCAATAAATCCGCTTTCTAAAATGTATCCGTCGCCCCGCAGAAATTTTGTGTCAGATTTTAAACGCGTTGATATTCCTAACGCGGTGTAATATGGATTTAATAGTGTTACTGCGTTACCTAACAGAATAACAGGTACATATCTAACTTGTTTTCCCTGCCCTCTTGATATTGATGTATGTATTGATTGAAATTTTTGTATCTCATTCGGTACGTATTTATTAGCTTCGCTTTGAAATTCGTCTAGAAGGCAAGTTACGACGTCACTAAAAAAATGACTATATTTTTTAATGTTTTCGGCTCCGTTAATAGCCACGGCATAGCCACATGGGTTATCATTTAAAAATAATTCTTTGAAAGTTCCTTTACAACGACTTTTATCTGTCATGTTATAATTTGGGAAAAATAAACCTTGGATATCCTTAAAAAATTTTTCTGAAACGTCAGATAATTCATAAGAATATCGGTACAGCAGGCAGAATTTTTCGCCACTTTTTAAAAAGCGGTTAACTAAATAACGAGAAAACCACGTTGTTTTCCCTCCAGTTCGGTTCGTTGTAACAATATAAAGTTCTGGCTTATTTCCGTTTACATCCATTTTTGACAAAATTTTTGTGCCGTCATAATACATTTTTACCACCTCTTTCATTAAGAGTGTAACATATTTTTGACTTTTTGTCAATTATTTTTGAAATTTTGTAAATTTTACTTGACAGAATTTCAAAGATATGTTATATTACAAGAAAAAGGAGGCGCAGAAAATGGCTGTACTTGACAGAGACGAATATCTTAAAAGACTTGGTTCTATCATTACAGGAGATACGGACGAAGACCTAAAGAACATTGAAGATTTTACAGACACTTTCGACGATTTACTTGGAAAAACAGATACCGAAAACTGGAAACAGAAATACGAAGATAATGACGCCGTGTGGAGAAAGAAATATAAAGATAGATTTTTCGAAGTCATCGACGAAACAAAAGTAAAAGAGATTGACACGCCCGAAGAGAATACGGACGAGTTAGAATCAGAATCCGAAGAAGTCAAAGAATATGACGACTTGTTCGAAGAAAAGGAGGATTAAAAATGGCTACAAAACCGAAAGCGGTCAATTTAACCGCTACAACGCAGGATATTTTGAACACGGTGCGGAGCAATTCAAGCGCAGAGTATCAGAATTTAGTGCCAAAGGCAGACGGCACTCTACAGAACTTGCGTTCTATTGGTACTATCCTTATGGATATGCCAGCGTTAAAGAATGAATTTTTAAGCGCGCTTTTTAACAGAATCGGAAAGGTTATTATTACTTCGAAAATGTATGACAATCCTTGGGCGTTCTTTAAAAAAGGCATGCTTGAATATGGCGAGACCATCGAAGAGATTTTTGTAAACATAGCAGAACCGCATGTTTTCGACCAGCAAAAATCCGAAAGCGAAGTTTTTAAACGCGAAATGCCCGACGTAAAAAGCACTTTTCATGTTTTGAATTATCAGACTTTCTACAAGCAGACAACTAGCGACTATCAGTTAAAGCAGGCTTTTCTCACATACGAGGGAATCACGGACTTGATTTATCGAATCATTGACGCAATGACTACAGCGTCAAATTATGACGAATTTCTTGTTATGAAATATTTGCTTGCGCGTAGAATCTTAAACGGCGACTTGAAATCCGTACAAATTCCTACGGTGCAGACTTCAAATCTCAAAGAAATTGTTGGAGATATTAAAGGCGTATCGAATGACATGGAGTTTTTAAACAAAGACTATAACTCCGCAGGCGTTTATACACATAACGTGAAAGACGAGCAGTATTTGCTTGTCAATACAAAATTCGACGCAACGATTGACGTAGAAGTGCTGGCGAGCGCCTTTAACATGGATAAGGCTTCCTTTATGGGGCATAAAGTGCTGGTGGATTCTTTCGGGAAACTGGATAAAGCAAGACTTGCGAAGATTTTCGAAAAAGACGAAACATACACAGAAATCAGCGACGACGACTTGACGAAGTTAGACGCGATTCCGTGCGTTTTAGTGTCGCGTGAGTGGTTTATGATTTTTGACGTATTGCAGGAATTTAACGAACAGTACAACGGAGAGGGCCTTTATTGGAATCATTGGTTGCACGCTTGGAAAGTGGTATCTTCTTCGCCGTTCGCACAAAATGCACTTTTTGTCGCTGGAGAAATCAAAGTGGATTCCGTTACTGTGTCGCCATCGACCGCAACGCTCAACGGTGTAGGCTCTTCGATTCAGTTAACCGCCGATCTTGTCACAGAAAACTTTGCCCCAAAGGGCGTAATTTGGACATCAGACAATGAAAAAGTGGAGGTTACAGAAAGCGGAAAAGTAACTGTGCTTGCAGGTGCAGAAAGCGGAGAGGTGTATATTACAGCGACAAGTGCCTATGATGACAGTAAAACAGGTACTTGTACCATTACTGTTACAGTTTAAAATGTTTCACGTGAAACATTGACAAAATAACGGAGGTGATAACATGAGTTTAATAGAACCAAATTCAAAGATTTTTCTTATTAAAAACGTGCCTTTGAATAACGCATACAAACATACTATTTATTTTATTGATAAATCAGCACAGGCGGTTTATTTCAAAGGCAAGGTTTTCAAAGAATTTGAAGCGCAGTCCTACCAGCGAGTAAATTCGGGGACGTTAAGACTTGGGGTAAAGGCAGACGATATCTATAATGCTTCTTATTTAATGTTTCAAAATACAGATTTTGGAAATAAATGGTTCTATGCTTTTATCACTTCCGTTAATTATGTTAACAATGCTGTTTCAGAGATAATTTATGAATTAGACGTGATACAGTCATACTACTTTGATTTTACGTTAAAAAAATGCTTAGTTGAAAGGGAACACACAGCCACAGATGAACTATTCGAGCATTTAGTACCCGAGCCGTTTAACCCGAGTGAATACAGAATGAGCCAAATTCAAATAACAGGAAGTGGGGAAGATTTATTTGCCGTGGGTGGTTATATTTTGGCGACGATGTACAATACTGTAAATCCTGACACAAATAAGCGAGCAAGTGGGGGGAAATTTAATGGGATTTTCTATCCATGTGATATGCTGTTTTTTCCAGTTGGCGAAGAAAACGCGCTTTCGCTTATGATTAGTGGAATAAACGACGGGTTTCCAGATTCAATACTTTACCTTACAACAGTACCAAAAATTGTAAGCGATAACATCACAACCGAAGAAGGACATCGACGGATAAATACACAGGAATACAGCACTTTCGAAAATATCAATATAAAGCCATCACACACTAATATAGATGGGTACACACCAAAGAATAAAAAATGTTTTAATTACCCATACCATTATTTGGTGGCGAGCAATTCGGCAGGTGGTGGCTCTGAATACCGCTTCGAAGATTTCCAAAATAACACAAACATAGAGTTTTCTTGCTACTCGGATATTTCAGAAAACACAACTATACAGATAACACCGAATAACTACAAAAGCATTATACGTGGTTTGGACTATGGGTTTGTTGGACAGACATATCCAACACAGCCATATAGCACGAATCAAGACGCGTATTTTAAACAACAGGAAATGAATTTGAGAAACCAAAACACCATTAATATAGTAAACGGTGCTATCGGTACTAGTATTTCAATCCTTGGCGGTGGCGCGTCAGCATTAGGTGGTGCAGAAAAAGCCGAAAAAGAGGACGCTAATCTTTCATATGGTGGCTTGGTTGGCTCTATCGGCTCAACCGCTAATTTTGTTTCTGCTGTAAAATCAATGGAAGAAGCAGAGGACAACATGATAAAAATGCACTCACTCGTAGCCCCGCGTGTTAGTGGCGTCGGTGGTGCTAGTAGTATCGCGGTTTTGAACCAACAAATAGCGCCAAAATTCTACACAAAAAATTGCCAGCGCGACGAAATAAAAGCAATAGACGACTTTTTTACAATGTACGGCTACAAAGTAAATGAATTAAAGACCCCGAGTGGTCACGGTGTTAACGGTTCAACCTTTAATCGACCATCTTACAATTATGTTAAAACACAAAATTGTGTTGCGACCGGGGAAATGCCTTCAATTGTTAACGCAAAAATTTGTTCGATTTTTAACAACGGGCTAACCTTTTGGAAAGACGGCAATTCCGTCGGGAATTATGGAGAAAATGGAGTGTGATTTTATGTACTACAAAAAGGCAAAGCAGATTTCTTTTTCAAAAAAGAAAAGAAATAAAAAAGACGTGAAATATATTGTCATCCATTTTACAGGAAATAACAAAGATACGGCAAAAAACAACGTTGACTTTTTCGCTAAAAATAACACACGCGAAGCGGGTGCACATTTTTTTGTGTCGGCAAATGGAGATTATGCGAAATCAATTCCAATGAACCGAAGCGCGTGGGCGGTTGGTGGAGTTTTTGATGTCCACGCGAAGTACCTTAATAAATGCACAAATCACAACTCGGTTTCAATTGAGTTGTGTGACGCGGTGGGCGGTTGGACAGTAGGACACGTCACAGGAACGAAAAAAGTAATTAAGTACATCCGCAAGTACTGCCCTAACGCAAAAATAATCATATGCCATCACGACGTTAACGGAAAGAACTGTCCGAACTGGTGGAAGAGATTTCACAATTTTAAAAAATTATTGGAGGTAAAGTAAAATGATGAACGATGTTTTGACAGCAATTTCAACAGTGGGTTTTCCCGCTGTGATGTGTGGGGCACTTTGTTACTATATTTATAAGGTGCAGACACCACTAATTGAAGCCATAAACAAAAATTCAGAAGCCATCTCAAAGATGGCGAGTGCTATGGAGGTGCGAGAACATGGGGAGAAGGAAACCGAATCAGAGGAATAGAAACTTTTTAGAATCCGCAAAATTGAACAACGTGACTTTTCAATATTATTTGGATTTGTTGCAACAACTTTCAATTTCAAGATTCGAGTGGAAAAATTTACCTAAAACAGTAGACGAAAGGTATCTTGAATTGACGCTGTTTTTTGACGGATTTGCCGTGTTTTTTAACGACGAAGTGCTGGGGTGTCTTGCTTTAAAAGCAATGATAAATGGGCGGTACAATTTGTACGATATTCCTATTAGACGTATTGCCTATGCTAATAACGGTTATAGAAGACGTTTAGACGGCAAAAATTCCGTTGTGCTATTTAATAACATGATACATACACCAGCATACGACACCGTACTTTTATTTGCGCGTCGGCTGGCGAATCTTGACCGCACCATTGATATCAATTGTAACACGCAAAAAACGCCAGTTTTGATTGAGTGCGATGAAAACGAACGTTTGACAATGCAAAACGCTTATCAGCAATTTGACGGAAACGCACCAGTTATATACGGAAAAAAAGGAATAAAAGATGGGTTGACCGTGCTAAAAACGGACGCCCCTTACACCGCGGATAAACTGTACGAGTTGAAGTCAAAAATTTTTAATGAAGCATTGACCTACTTGGGTATTGTCAATGTAAACGAAAACAAACGCGAAAGAATGATAACGGATGAAGTTGTGCGGTCTATGGGTGGGGCAATGATGATGAGAGAAAGCGCGCTTACAGCAAGAAAACAGGCATGTGAACAAATAAATGATATGTTTGGGCTAAACATATCCGTAGAATTTAAGGACGGAGGTGTTAACAATGTCAACCTACACAGTGGAGGTACGCAGGATATGTCAGTCAATCGCGGAACAAAACAAAATTCAAGTGTTTGATGATGTGGAGCGACTTATTAGGGTTGCGTGCCCTAAAATATTTGAGGACTACATACCATTTTTTGACGAAAGTTATAAAAATGTTTTATTTCCGAAAATCTTACGACATTATTACACGCGTGAGATAGGTCTTGAAACTGTCGGTCTATGGAAATTAAAGTTAAATACTAAAATGGCGGAAATGATGCCCTATTACAACCAATTATATCAGTCTGAATTATTAAAGTTTGACCCTCTAAAAAATACACAATATTCAGTTAAAAGCAAGCGAACCTTTGACGGAAAAAACGTGCTAGACGGCACGCAGAAAACAGACACAAATAGCAACACAGATTTTACAGGACACAGAAAAACGGATAACACAGACACCGAAACAAATAGACTTGACAGATATACAACCGCTACAACAGATTATAAACAAGATGAAAAAGAAAAATTTGGTAAAAATACCGCACATATATATGATACGCAGAATGCACACGAGTTCGGAGAAGAAAACACACAAAACTATGGAAAAACAGAGACGCAGACGCACAACACAACAGATAAAAACACTATAAACACTTACACTAGTTACGAGGGTAAAGAGACCACAAAAAATATTGTACCAAAAGAATTTGAAAGTCTTACAAAATACAGTGACACACCGCAAGGAAGTGTAGAAAATATTAAGGCTGGAAAGTATTTAACAAATGTGACAGCTACAGTTACGCCAGAAAGTGAAAGTGATTCTGTAAAAACATTTGAAAATAGAGTGGATAAAAACACGGGTAGCACAGCACTTACAAAAAATGGGAACGATACAACCACGCTTGGCGGTTCTGATGTACTTATAAAAAGTGGAACAAATACAGATACAAAAACTGGAGAAGATACAGACCGAGAAAGTGGAGAAAATGACAAAAACTTGACTTCAAATAACACAGAAAACACTTTCGAAACAAGTAACGACAACAAAAAGAACGTTTTAGACGGCAACGAAAATATAAAAAATGTGACGATTTTAACGAGCAATATTTTAGGAAAAACAGATAACACAACAAAGATAGACAATATCGACGATTATATAGAAAGCGTTTTCGGTAAACAAGGCACAGAAACCTATAGCGAAATGCTTATGAAATTCCGAAGTACATTCCTAAATATTGACATGCTGGTTATTGATAATTTAGAAACCCTATTTATGGGGCTATGGTAGAATGGAGGCACGTGTTATGTACGGTTACGGTTGCGGTGGTTGGCTTCCACCGATTGCACCGCTTACAATCCCTGGAATATATTCCGACACTTTATCTTATGAAGATAACCTTGCTCAAATAATGAAGAAAATAAACGAATTGGTTGAGCAAGTTAACAATCTTTCTAACAGTGTAAACAATTACACAGATGTGCAAATAAAAAAATTAAGAGCGGACATTGAAAAAGAAATTTCCGCACTTGAAAAAACATTGCTAGCTTTTGTTTCAGATTTTGAAAAAGAAATTTCAAGACTTGAAAAAGAAACAGACAAAAAAGTACAGGATTTGTATGCTTACATTGACAGCCAAATTTTAAAAATAAATAACAAAATTAAGGAATTAAAAAATTATATTGATACACAGATTTTTAACGCAGAAAAACGACAAATAAAATATACAGATAATAAAGTAGGTGTTGAAAGCATAAAAAGAGAAGCACAAGACGAATTTTTGAATGACAAAATTGAAAAAATTGTAAAAGAATCCCCTAAGGTATACAATGCTGTTTTAGGTGTCAAAAGTACCGTACAAGATGCTTTCAACTCTTTTTATGAATATTTCCGCGAGTTGGGTGTGCTTTCTATTTCATATGACAAAATGGAAATGACAGCGGAACAGTATGACAAAATGGAGTTAGAGGCACACGTTTTTGACGTTTACAGCGGTTTCATTTTTTCCGAAAGTTTAAGCAAAATCTTTTCGCCGTTTACTGGAAAAAAAGAACACATGTCAAAAGTACTATATGAACTTATAGAGCGAGCACGCTGGAATGCTGACACGTCAAAATATTTTGACGAAAAAACAAGCACGGTACAGAATATGGATGCTTCAAATTACACCGCTAAAGAATACGAGTTTTTTAATATAAATTCAACAAAACAAGATGGAGACTTTAATTTAAAAAATCGTAGGTATATCAGCACTTCTACAGTTTGGAAAAAAGAAAATGAGAACACTACCCAGGGTGCAACAAATTCCACATGGGAAACTTTAAACAATATTGAAACTTCTAATATTATATCTTTTGTTTTAATTGTAGGAAGAAAAGGAAAAAAAGAACAAATAAATATTGTTAACGATTTGACGACTGGAGAAGTAGAAGAATTTGACATCACAGACTTTACATGTAACAACGAAAAACAAGTTGCCTATTCAAGGGCTGTTAAAATTGGACTTGCTGACAATGGTACAGATAATACTTTTAATTTTGGCGCTTGTACAGCAAACTCACTATCTTACACAGATTTGAGCCATGAAAGTTATGTTGCAAATGACAATTTAGTGGTGTATGAATTACGCGTAAATTATTACGCAGATTCAATAAATAATTTATAAAATGGAGGTATAAAAAATTATGGATTTTAACGCAACAAATCAAACACCTAACTATGGGTTGCCTATTTTTATTGCTAGTGACAAACCGTCGTGGCTGGTAGATTGGAACGGCGCAATGACGGAACTTGACACCGTTATCAAAGAAATTTCAACCAGCGAAGAATCAAACAAAAATTTGATTTCAACAGCAAACGCAAATATTGCAAAAATCAATAACACAATTGAAAAAATACATGACTACAATTACACTTTGACTAACCGCGTCGTTACTTTGGAGGGTAAAACAAATAAACTTGAAAGTGAATATAACACGGTTATCAATGACTTACAGGCGCAAAACAGATTAGTATTACAATTGCAGGAGGCTATAAACACTATAAACACCGAACTGGATAACCTCACAAATAATGTTATCCCACCTATTGAAGGTGGACTGGATTCTTTAACAAAAATTGTAAATGCCAATAAAAATGCACAGGATATTATTAACCAGCAGACAACGCAAAAGTTGACAGAACTTTCAACAGAAGTTACGGACATTAAAACAAATGTTATCCCACCTATTGAGGGCGGTTTGAGTTCGTTAACAAATATGGTAAACACAAATACAAACGACATTCGTCAAAATTCAAGGGCGATTGAATTGACAACGTCAAGGCTTTCAAACTTGGAGCGGGATGTACACCCGTTAAAAGCACGCGCTAACGTGGTGCATTGTTTGAATGAAAGTGGTATTCTTCCTGCAACGGTTAAAGATTTGACCGCAGATTACACTCTTAAAAATATTTCAGTAGTTGTATATGCCGATTATTACACTAGCAACATGCCAAAAATGGCATTAGCACCTGTTTTCATTTCCAACGAAACTAGTGAAGAAAGTTCAGGTACTTTCGGAGTTGAAACAAAAACAATTTTGACGCATAATAACACAGCAGAATCTTATACGGTGGGCGTTAGTTATAGCGGTGTTGGAGATTCAAAAACGTTGAACGTATCAATTTCTGGGAATAATAAAGTTGCACTGCGTGCTTATACAGCGACGGCACAGGCTACAAAATAGGAGGTTGTAAAAATATGAGCAAAAAAAATATGAAAAGTGTTGTGGGAGTGCAAATTGGAAAGGTAAACGCCAGCAACGGCACAGATAATTATGGTTTACCTATTTTTATAGCGACCGACAAACCAGCATGGCTTTTAGACTGGAATGGTGCAATGGTTTCCATTGATTCACTTTTGAAGCAAATTGACAACAAGGCGAGCATTTCAGAAACAGAACTTGACGCGCTTAAGGTGCAAATTGAAAGCGCTAATACCGCGATAAGTGGTTTGCAGGAAAACACGTCATCACTTACGAGCAACGTTGCAGAATTGACAACAGACGTAACGCAAGCAAAAAAAGACGTTGACACAATGCAGGAAACTGTGGTACAGTTAACGAAATCTGTAAAAACGCTTGAAACAAAAGTGAATGAAAACAAAACAAAACTCACTAAAATGACCGAAGATATCCTTGTTAACGATGGTGCAAGAATGCACATTCCATTGACAGAAACAGGCAGTAGATGGATTTCAATCGATGGACTTGATAGTGCAGGGGGTGGTTTCCTTTTAGTTAACATGAAAGGCGATGCCGATGAAGCCATAGGCGCAATGCTTATTACAACGGACTTTTCGCCAATTTTAACCAACGAACAACACGTCATCAACATTCCTTTCGCTGGTGGAACGTATAATATTAGATTTACTAAAACGCGTTCAAGCGAGGGCGGTTATGGTGTGACCGTTGCTACAAAAAAGGCTAGCGGAACAGTTTATCACGACACTAACGCGGTTATTATTACAAATGCGATAGCAAGTTTAGTGTAATTTAAAGAGGGGCGCGCGCCCCTCTTTTTATAGGTTATTTAATTCTAACATCAAATCAAATAGACCCTCTTTTTCGTTATTTGAAAATGTTTTTTCTTCTTCGCAATGACCAAAATATTCGAGACCATAAGCTGTAATATATTTTTCGAGTTTACTAAAATCCGTTGTAGGTAAAACGTGTCTCAAATACGCCATCGTTACGAATCCAAATATAATAACCTTTTACTACCATATTTACACCTCCTTTTAATTATGCCAGCATTTCTTTACATTTTCGCCGATATAATAAATACGACTTGCGCCTCTTTTTTTCAATTCAAATTTAATACCTTTTGCAAACACACACTCATAAACTTTAGAATCCTCTAACTCTAACCACACTCTTTTTCCAGTTGCTAAAATTTCTCTAACCTTTTCAATTCTTTCACTTGTCATTTCAAACATATCTACCACCATCAGCAAGCCTTTCGCTTGCCCCTTTCTTTATTTGATATATTTATTATATATCACATTTTTAAATTTTTCAAGTCGTAATATTACACAAAAATATAGTACGTGAGTTGTGCAATTTGACGGTACGCGTAACGTACTCGGCAATGGGGGAACTGTGGCGCACTGGAACTTCGCCGAAAGACCTGGGG